CTTTTTCCTAATAATAATAACAAGGGTGCCCGTAGACACCCTGTTATTTAGTCTACTATTAACTAGTAGTATTTGACTCCCAATACTGGTAAGTAAACGATACTTCGAACGTTTCAACTTCACCACCATTGTCATACGTTAATGCAATATCACCAACAGATGTGGGAAAAGCACCACGTATGTTATAACGTTTGATTACAGACTCATCACGATCCAATTGATCAATGATAAGATCCGTTTGATAATCAACAGGATTGGTGATACCGGTGTTGGCTGAGTGACCGTTAATGCCATTCATCCAACGTTCCATAGAATCACGAACCTCAAAACCGGTATCATTTAAGATAGTGACGGTCCATGGTTCGAAGGTTCTATCACCCGCGACATTCAGAATTCTGCCTCTGAATGGTACCGGTAATGCCTCAACTGTTGAAGCGGGTAACTGCGCTGCACGACACATGAAAGATGTTAATTCAACATCTCCAGCGGCATACGCAGGAAAGTTAATGGTTGCTTTGAACAGATTTGGTCTAGCACCACCACCTCGCAGTTTTGATTTAAAGTCATCGACTCCTAAAATTGCCATTTGTTATTTCTCCTTGTGGTCTTAAGCCAAACCTACCACTTCATCAAAGTCAACACCTGTACGAACTGCTACGAAACTCAAGGTTACGTAGTTGATAGAACGTGCTGGTTTAACATAGATGTCAGCGACAAATTGGTTGTTATCAATCACTTGCCCAGTATTGTTTGTTTCATCACAAACAACTCTGAAATCAGTGATCCCTCGTCTGCCTTTAATCTCTCTTAAGAAAGGTTCAACGATGTTAACGAACTCTGCTCTGGTAAACTCATCATTGAATTCAAACATTACGTTTTGAGCAGCAGATTTGATTGCACGTTCCATGACTAAAAACAGTCTACGAACATTGATACGATCAAACGCTGAAGGACGACCTAGTTTAGTCTTATCTCCAAAGAGTAATACGCCTTGACCAGGCAGATTTACAACAGGGTTAATACCCGCTTTGTATAAACTGTCTCGTTGTGATTTGGTTGCATTATACGCAAGTGAAGATACTCCGAAGTATTGACCACGACGATTACCCGCAGGTGAATACCAAGGTGCAGCATTACCATCTGTTGCAGCCATCAGACCAGCCGTAGAACTAGCAGCCGGAATGAAAACATACTCATCACTATACTTATCATAAACTTTCAAGAAGTTGTTGTCCATTATCAAGTATGATGATGAGGGTAACGTCTTAGCAAAAGTAGTGGTATTGGTTACAATAGTCTGTGGATTTTGTACATTGACAACATGTTCTCTTGCAGGAGATGCTACAACAACACAATCTTTACGTAGACCTCTAGCCGTACTTTCTAGATCAACAATTATATCTTTCTGATCTGCTTCGCTACCCAAACTAGGTGCGATTAGAAAATCTACTTGAATGGTATCTACGTCTTCATACTGATCAAATCCAACCAGATATTCATCTTTAGATAATCCACCAGAGGCTTGATTGCCACCATTAAATGATTGAGTACGAACATCTTGGTCTGTAACAGTATCGTTTGCAAAACTTGCAGATAATACGTTGGTAGGTTTACCGGAACTGTCGATTGCAGAAGCCCAGATAAATGCTGATTTAGAATTCAACACATCTAGTGCGAAATTACTTGAACCATCTGGAGTTTTTGCATCGGTTGCTAACGAAAGGAAAGGCCATGTTTCTAAAACTGTTCCAGGCGTACCTGAAAATTTACCGCCCTCATCAAGTACGACAACATGAATTTCATCATGTGCAGTTGCACTGTCTGCGCTTCGTGCAGATACGTGAGAAGAGGTGCCAGGAGCATCGTCAAAGAATGATTTATAAGCCCATGCATTGAATGCACTATCTTGCCCATCTACAGCAACAGAAGTACCACCATCTGCAATAATACCTGACCAAGGGCAGATAGAGATTGCTAAGGAATTCCCAACTTCACCTGGATATTTGGCAACAAGACGGTTACTTCCGCTTGTCATAAATCCAGATTTTTGAGAGTTCCAACTAGATAGACCTTCTACTACTGGTGAATTGCCTACAGAAGATGCAGAGTCAACAGCATTTTTTGCTGCTGCGTCTAATCCACGAGTGACATATAATGAACCAGAGTATTTTAGAAAGCTGGAAGCTGATAGAAAATCGACGTTGCTGCTGTCAATTACGAGTGAAGGGGATCCAAAGTTTGAAACCAATTCTGCTTCGTTTCCGATTAGAATAGGTTGATTGGTTGGGCCCCAATTGAAATCGCCAACAATTGCACCAGTAGAAGAAGTAACCGCAGGCACAATACCTGATAAGTCAACTTCTCTGATTGTGACTGCTGGAGACTCTGATGGTGAAAATGCCATAGTCGTGTCCTTTTTTCGTTAACATGAATAAGAGTTACATAATACGGTAAATATCTCAATGCTTTTATTTATGTATTATGAATTCTTAACATATTGACTGACTAAGACTATTTGATGGCCCTGCTCTACCTGAGTCATTGCAGGCAATGCTTCTGGTGTGTAACTCAGACTAGCACCAATATCTAATTTTGGAGTACTAGGAACCACTGTACTACGATGCATACTATCACCAATGATTTCATGATCCTTAGTTAATCGTGGTAGATCATAATGTTTATCCGTCAATAACATATGACCGCCAACTAGATCCTCTGATTTTTCAAGCATCGTAATAATTGTTCTGGGTGATTGTGGTCTATGACTTTTTATCCACGACCATTTATCAAGTCTTAAAAAGTGATGTGATTTATTTTTTAAACGGTATTTTTTCTGAACCCAAGCGTCTAGTCTTACACATACATTTTCATTTTCAACTTCTCGTTTTTCAACATAAAACAATTCGTGTTCTTGTTGTATAATTCTAACGGGAAATCTGTTGTAAATATTTAAAATAGATTCTATATCGGTATTCTTCAATGGATAAATTATCTGAAAATTCTGCATTACCATTCCGACTCAAAGGGTATTGACCAACCTTTATCTTTCATCTCTTCTTGTGATTCTAATAGATCTATCAGGTCACTGCCATCATCGTGAAAACCAAACGGCACAAGATCATCATCAATCTCTTGCATTTTCTGATTAAATAACATCTCTTTCATATTGATATCTGTTATATCATTAAAGTAAGTACCTGTAGCGAAGTAACCAAACATAACCAAGTTCATCATTAAATCGTCGTGGTTGTTATCACTAGCCTCATATGAAACACCCTTAGCAATAAAGGTTGATATTTCCATGATAGTATTCTCATCATGTATTTCTAATTTACCTTCTTCTAATAAGTCTTTAATACCAGAACAACCAATTCGTTTAGTCTTTCTAGTTATTTCAATACCCATTTTGTTTTTGGTGACGGACTCAACATGCATGTTTTCATATTCTAAATCCTGATACAAACCATTACATACCAGTGAACCTTGATCATTTGCTTCTATAACAACATAAGCTTCGTTGTAGACTTTCGCATACTTATAGATAATATTAGGAAAGAGCAAAGGCGAGATAGTGTTACAGCGATACACAGCCACCTGCTGAAAAGGTTTCACGCTAATGTCGATTATAGTAAATGTAGAATAGTCCTGTCCTCTTCCTTTTGATACGTCTACCGTCATGACATATTCATGTTCGGCTACAGTCTCTTCGTATATGAGAAGATCGCCATTTTCTCGATATGACCTAGGTTGTTTGGCGCGTAATTGCATAAGTGTTTGGGCGTTAATTAAAGTATCGCCTGTACCAAAGAAAGTGTTTCCAAATTCTTGGTCGAATTGGAGTAGACTAGTGTTAGCAATAGTTTCTGCTTTCCATTTCTCGTCACGACCAGGCACGTCATACCAGTCAACTCTGAATGGAACGTATTCGTTTACTCCTTGATTCGCACCTTCCCAGATTTTGTGGAAAATATTCCCGATACCGTTTGCCGTAGACGTGATGATAACTTTTGTATCTTTACCGGCAGAGACAACAGGATAGGTGGAAGTGTAAAATTCAGATGCTCGCTCAACAAAAGCAAACTCATCGAGATAGAGCAAATTGACAGACATACCACGAATAGAAGACCCGCTGGTAGAAGCAGCAACAATCCTAGAATTATTAGAAAAATCGATACTGCCCTTATTGAGAGTCTTACAACCAGGCTGTAAAAAGAATGGAAGATTTTCAAGCATGAGAGTAATACGCCCGAGCATTTCTCTCGAAGTGGAACCTTTGTTTGCGAGAACTGCGATTGTTTTTTCGGGGTTGAAGATTGCGTACCAGAGAAGATAGGCGACAGACGAAATTGACTTGCCAGATTGTCGGCAAGCAAGTACAATATTAAAACGATTGTTGTTAAAGTGATTGAACATACTTTTTTGATAGGGGTAAAGATTGAAAGGAACAAGACCCCTGTCCAACGAAATAACTTTGACATAGGTCTCAGCAAAATACGCAGGATTTGACATACATTTCGCATACTCTACTACTTCATCCTTAGTCCATTCTTGAACTACACCGTCTTTTTTTACTAGGTGGTTATATTGATATGTATCATTCGACATTCGTATTGCTTGTGGCATCTGATTCAATCACCTTTTCATCATTCTTTAATAATCTTTGTAGATCAGTTGTGCTTCCAAGAAACACATTATTGTTTGTGATCAATTTCTGATCAGGTTTATCTTCTTTAATAATTTCTTTATGCTTCTTATTTAGATCCATTAATTTGTCGTTGACATCAGAAATGTTTTTGATTAATCCCGAGAGCACTTCAAATGCTCTCGGATGTTCTGACTCTCGTGCCACTTCGATCATTAGATCTAATGACTCCCGTCCCTTATCAATTAATTCATAATATGTGGCTCTAGAATAATCGTAGTCGTAATCAACTCTTTCTTCAGGAGTTTTCTTTATAGTTTCATTCATATGTTAATTACTCGTCAACGCAGCTAATGATATAGTATGAGGTCCAAACACCGTGTTACCTGTGCCTAATGTTCCTGAATACTCTTTAATTACTATTTGAATATCTCTTTCTAGATCGCCTCGTTCCGAGAAAAGACTGATCGTGAACTCTTCATTTAAACGATGCCATTGATCACCAAAATTAGTCCATACACCAGAACTACCAACTCCTGTAACTCCTAGTGCATTTTTATTAACAGGAGCTTGGTTCAAAACGTAAGAGTATGCTTGGACCTGATATGCACCACCAACTCCATTTACCTGAGATGATAACCAATCGGCTATATCTATAGGAGGAGTAATATCTACAGGATCATCACCACTAGATGGGCTTGCCGTCATGTTACCATTAGGGTATAACGTAAAACCAGCTGTTGCTTCGACGTTTCCAGTAGATACGATATAAGTAGGCGTTATGTTAACTGTGGTCGCAGGATGATTAATAGTAATTACAGTCGTAGGATCAACAGGCTCTCCATCAAGTGGTCTAGCCCCTGTAATATCTGGAGGCAATGTTTCATATAATTCAAAATTATAAGTTTTATCTCCAGTAAAGGCTGTTTGTGCATTCGTGATTAGATTTACTGATTTAGGTGACTCATTAACATTTATATCAATCCAAGGGACGTTAAATGATCTTGCGCCTTTAAGTGGGTCTATAACGTTTAAATTGTAAAGGGCGGTAGATAATGAAATATCCCTATCTAGAAAAATAGAAGTATATGGTTCGCCAGGGAACGGAGGATTATATCCTTGAACAGCAATTACGTTACCTATAAATGTAGCAGTACCACTCACATCAACCCAAACCTCTTCACCTATATTGATGACTTCTGGAATTCCAGGAGGCACATTGGTACCAAGAAGATAAAATAAATTAATTTGATTCGTACCGCTCGCAACTAATCCAGATGGAAACACCACAAAATCTTCTAAACGAACTTGAACATCTTGTGGTAAAGTAACATTGTTAGCTACAATTTCGAAATTTGAGATCGAGCCTTCGGGAACAGTGCCGCCTACACCACCTCCATCAAATCCCAAATAATTTAATTGATAACCTACTGCTGCATCATTTAACGTTATGGTTTTAGTTGCTATTTCTGTACTGCCCTGATTCTCTGTTACTGTTATATCAATATCTCTAGGACCATCAGGAGTTCCATCGTCACCCATTGCAGTGAATGTGACGTATGAAGTACCACCTCCCATAGCAGGATTAGTTATTTGTTCAGATGATGAAGTATATTTAGCTGCGCCTGCTCCTGATATTGTTACAGTAAAAGGTATATCGACAAGTTGATTACCGGTTGAGGTTACGCCTATGTATAAATTATCGTCTTCAGTAACTGTTAATGCCTCTATACTACCGGTCAATGCTGTATAGTTGCTGACAGTTGTAGTTGGTGTTGAAGAGTCTATGATCGTTACAGTATTAGATTGAGCAACAGGAGGATTGCCTATTGCAGCGGAACCTATTACCAAACTAAAAGTTTCATTACCCTCACGATTTTGATCAGGTACAATACTAACAACAATTTCACCATTGCCTGAACCATCAACAGTAAAATCTTGTTTATTGTTAATGTCACCGTAAGGAGTGGAAATATCGTTTGCAGTTATGTCACCCACAAACCAATATTTCCAAGTTCCAGGAGTAAATCCATTAGCAAGAACTGTGAAGGTTATATCTTCACCTTCTTGTTGAGATGTTGGGGAACCTACAATCGACGGAGGAGTGCCTGAAGTAACTTGAGACAGCTCGGCCACATCATTCGGAGATGAGGTATTGGTAGTAGCTAAATGAACTATAAAGGCTAATTGGGAGCTGGGTGGTGTTCCATTAAACTGTAAAGTAGTTGATCCAGAATTACCCGACATTGCTATAGGTCTTATACGACTTTTTACTGTTCCACCTGACACAAAAGTGCCTGGACTAACTGTTTGTGTATACGAAAGAGTAGTAACAGTTTTAGAAGTAACTACAAAAGATCCATCTTCTCCACCATTATAGGCAGAAGGTGTAACACCCTCGATAATAAGTCTATCGCCGACAATATACTCTGTCGAATCACAGGTTATTGTGGTTATGCCTGTTGACCAAGACCCCGCTGAAATTGTTTCAGTTGGAGTTATACGAGGAGCATCACCTGATGCAAAATCGTTTGGATTAATATCATTAAATTCCAGATAAAAGTAATATTCACCATCAGGTATATTTGTGCCACCGAAAGTGTATGTGATTGTTTCATTAGGAACCGCACCACCCGTCGTCGGATTAGCAATTATATTGTAAACTGAACTTTGATCCGTGAAATTAAAAGACGCACTAGTTCCGACTGCGGTGCCTAGTATAGTCGTGTCGGTAATTTCCATTGCACCGGTAACGGTGTCTTGAAAAATATCACTCGACGTTGTGGTTACTGTTATATTTGTCCCAGCGCCACCATTGTGAGAATATACTGATGAACCAGAGAATGCTGAGAGTCTAAAATCAGAAGATATATTTCCAGTAAATTGCCATGCCAGAGTATCCCCGTCTGCATAATCGCCTATTATAACGTTAGCCACTATTGAATTACCTTCAACAGTATTCGGCACTGTTACGCCCACAGAAACGGTTCTTTCTTGAAGAGTTATTGATTGAGATGCAATTTCGACATTATTAACGTTTATAATTTTAAAAATTGCAGTCTGATCACCTGTGTTGCCTGTGTTAATTAAAGAACTTACATTAAAAAAACCTGATGCTACTGTTGGTGAAGAAGACGTAACAGTAAACTCTTCGGCTGTTCCAACAGAATTTGGTATATTACCCTCGAAATCACTTGCAACAACAGTCGATAGTGTCTCATCTAAGTACCATCGTAATGTGTTTTCACCATCATACGGTAATTCTGCTTTATTACCTAGCAAAGTAAACGTCAACGAATCACCTTCAACAATCGTTGTACCCGGTGAAACGTTTAATTGCCAATTAGGAATTACATCGACAAGATCGCATGTCATTTCGGCTACAATTCTATCACTTCTATCTTTGATGTATATCTTAAATTGTTCGTTAGTGGGTGCAAGAGGATCTGTGCCTTTAGGATCTATTATCGTCTTTATGGAAAAAGAACCAGATCCGTTATTCATTTCTAGATATTGTGGTGAATTGGATAGTGGTAATCCAGTATCTCCATTAATAAAATTAACACCAAAGTCAGCATCTGATGTGTCAATATGTTCACCGTACCAATAAACAGCATCTTGATTCGTTCTCTGATTCAAACTATCTACAGTGAATAACCAATCAACACCTTCATTGTTAGATGCCGCCGCAGTAATAGTGTATGTTGTTCTAGTGTAAGCATCAATAGCATCATTTAATGTTACAATAGGCGTTGAAGCTTCGTCTACTATCAGAACTTCTCCACCCAAATACATACCAGCAGGATGAGCAAACAATTTAAAAACTTCTTTCCATTTTGAAATTGAAATACCAGTTCTAACCAACAATGCAAAAGTTTGATATAATTTATCATCGGTGAGATACTTTAATCCGAAAGGACCAATTTGGGAATCCACATCACCTATTTTAAAAATATTTTCTTTTGTGTACAAAACCTCAACATCTTCACCATAGAACGAACGAAAAAACCACTCTATTGCAAATTTGGTGCCCTTAGATCGAAACAAAATATTAGAAAAATTGGCAGCGGCTCGAAGTTCACTATCATTTTTACCAAACCCCTGAAAATATTCTTCACCTAAAAGTAATTCATCTTCTATGTAAGAAAGCAAAGTGATATCAGTTTCATTAACATCGCGTGTAGCGAAGAGATGATTTAATAATTCGGTAGAAGATTCTTGATCTTGAAATTCGTAATAACGTTCAAGCAAAGAAATAAATTTAGGATAATAAGTTCCATAATGTTCAGGTAAAATATTCTTAACCTGCATATCCCTCAGATTAATATTTCTACGTTTTTTATCTACAAACCGATTGTGCATAATATTATACTATGTTAATTGTATTATTCATATTCGTATGATTCACGCACTGATAGTAAAGTGTGGCTGGCGCTGACATGGGAACACTAAAAAAGATAGATCCTAATGTAGTTCTTGCGTTGTTGGTGACGCCAGTGTTGTATGGTGTTCCAGCAAGACCCGAGGTGCTTTGAATTCTAAAAGGATGCCCTGTAATATTCATATCAAATCTATATGTTTCACCCCTTCTAAGATAAAGTATAGGATTATCAGTAGCTGATGGAAACCAAACACTATTCAAATCACTAAAAGTATAGGCAGAAGTGCCGTTGTTAGAAACATTGAAAGAGTATTGAATACCACTAGTCGTTATTGAAACATCGCTATCCACACCAAACGAAATCGATCCTGTGTTAGAGGTCACATTTATTTTGGAAGTATTAGGTCTTAAAATAAGATTGGTAGAAACATTTACACCATCATCACCAGAAGAAATACTTCCAAAGTGTAAATAGTGCACATTAGTTTCAGTAGTGGCTGATGTCACTCCAACCAATGTTGCTCTGTCAGCGCTGGCACTTGTCACATCAGTTAACCCTGAACCATCCCCACTAAATGCCGTAGCGTATACAGTTTTTATTCCGACATCGTTTGGATCATCTTGAATAAAAAAAGATGTTTCAGTACGCACACTATCCAAATCGTCCAAATTACGTTTGAATGTCAGATAATATTTGTTAGTATCTACACCTGTTATTTGTTTAGAATCTGTTTTTTTAGACCATTGTGAACCACCATACATGAATAGATCCGTTTCGGTCAGGCCGGATATTTCGTTGGTAACAGGATTATATAATAAACTAGGATCTGTATTAGTACTATCATCACCAGTCGCTAGTTCTCTAAACATAATAGAGTGTAACGCATCTACTGTTGTAGTATTAGCATCAGGAGTTCCTGATGCTTCAACATTTTCTAATAAAGATCCGTCGCCTCTAAAGAAAACATCTGTGGCAGCACCACCAAAAATACCACTGTTAGGATTATATGTTAGTTGCGGATCTACATTAACACTATCAATTCCTACTTGTCCAACAAATGTTGGATAATAATCGGCGTCAGTTTCTTCTGCATCTTTGGTATTAATACGCAAAGCATCCAGTGCTGTGAAGGCAAATGTTGAAGCAATAGCATAGTCTGATGTCTGAGAGTGATAAGCACTATCAACATTTACTAGTAAAGAACCATCACCACTAAAGAATGGGGCGCTCAGTATTCCTGTGTCTACAGCATAAGTAAAACCCGGGTCGGTGTTAGTGCTATCAAAACCATTTTCTAAAGAACGAAAAGGAACAAAGGTATCAGTAAGTGTAATTCCTGCGGCAGTTCTATCCGCAGCAGACTTAGCATCTATTTTTTTAACTGCGTTAGAGGTTGTTTCCTCTAAAAGTATATTTAATTCTTCTTCAGTGATTAGAGTGCTAAGATCGTTGATAGTGGTAGTTCCGTCACTAAGACCTTCACCAAACTCAATATTTCCAGTCACATATAAATCACCAGTAACTTTAGATCCATCTCCATCTGCGACAGCACCACCACCACCAGCTGACATATCGTCGATGTTTTGATTTGCTAGATTTCTAACGTCTTGAAGAGTTGCCCTATGTGTTGTTTTAGACTCGCCTACAACATCATTTACGATGATTTCATCCAGTAAATCTGGTGTAATCGTGGTTAGTTGTGATATTTTAACGTCTGCCATGGTTCTCTAATCTCGGTGTTTATTCTGTTATTTATAAGGATTATACAACATTAATATTAACTGTACCTACTTCCGAAGTGCCTACTGTTGGTGTTACACGATAAACAAACGAATCTGTTCCGACATATCCGATTGTAGGAGTATATCTCAACACACCTGTAGATGTGTTTATTACCTGAACTGTACCGTTTAAAGGGTCGCCACCAGCGGCCAGAGAGAACACCAGAGTAGTATCCAACCAAGTGTCGTTTATACCTACCTGAATATCTATAAAACTATCTTGATCACATACTGCGGTGTCATTTATGGCGTCAGTAACCGCAGCTACATTAACAGCGACAGGATATGATTTGGTTCCAAAATCACCAAGAACACTAATGTTGAATGAGTCTAAACCACTATAGTCTATATTAGGGGTGTATGAATACGTACCAACCGCTTTAATTATACCGTTGTCAGTTGTCAACGTTTCGGTTAAAGAAGCACTTGCTGTTCCATGCAAAGGATCTGAGACAGATAATGATGTTGGTATACTAGTAAGATTTCTAATCTCAAAATCTGTAACAGTGAAGGCTATATCTTCAATCGGTTCAATGGATAAAGGTGATGCTGCGAAAGCACTGTCTGCACAAACTTTAGAGAAAAGTTCTTCGTCTGGTAATGCATTTAAATTCAAGAACTCTACACACGCTTCTTCAATAATAGCACTGTTAGTTGCGATGTCTTTGTAGAGATTGATCTTCATATCAAAATCTAATGTATAGATGATCGTTCTGCGAGATTCAATTGCGGCTTCATAATCATCAGAAAACGTTATACCTGTCATAGTGATAGGCGTGTCTTCTTTAACATCAAAATCTCTGAGAGGTTTTACTGTTACGGTGTAGTGTGGAGTGAAGTATGGTAGAATCTGTTCTACAATTTGTAAAGCATCGTCTTGTGTTTTAGCATAGGCGTTTAATTGGAATGATACTGTGTATGGCACAGGCGTGTATACTTTCTGACCACTTCCATCATAACTTGTAGGAAACGATATGCAACTGTTCATCTTAGGCATTTGTCTGGTAGGATCATAATTCATTGCCAAAATCTCAAAAGAAATTCTAGGCAATTTTAATGCTACTTGTCTTTCGTAATCTTCGCCATCTCTCATCGAATCAATACGTGCCAGAAAATCTCTTTTGGGTGCATACGACAGAGGCACTTTCTGTTGAGAGAGGGTATTACCAGCAGCATCTTGCCTAACAATTTTGATGTTGTTAAACAACGAACCAAAGACCGCTACTGCTTTACGAATTCTTTGATGGTAAAAATGATCACCAAACATTATGGATCCCCAAACGGATTAGATTCACTGAAGTCAATGAAATCAATATCTCCGCCCTGTGATGTAAGATTAAAATCGTCGTTCATGGCACCGTCTTGCAAGTCTTCACCTATTAATGTTGGCACACCAGAGGCTCCTGAAGTACCGCCAACTAGTGGTGCAGTTGTAGTCCATTCGTGA